TGGCGAAGGCGTAGGCCAGGATAGTGAGAGTGTATTGCGAATTGCACTCGCTGGTCATGGGCTGGCCGGAGGGATTGGAGTGAAGCATTTGATAAATCAATGTAACGAGCTTCCGGACTCCATTTTCCTCCACCACCTCTGTGAGGATGTGTTTGGAGTTGATGAGGTAATGTACGATCCTCTCTCGGAGAAGAGAGTGCTCGTCGTTGTAATAGGCATTGGGCAGATCAGCCCAATCCTGTTGAAACGCGGCGAGTTGAGAGGCATCGTAGTCACCCATATCTCCATCGAGGTGGTTTGGGAAGGTGCGGAGATGATCGGCAAGGATGTGCCAGTCATTTGAATTCTCAACGATTCCGATGGCCATACCATTCTCAATCTTGGTCCTACGTAGGTAAGCAGCGTAGGCACCAAAATATTGTTTCATAAGAATGGTGAAGCAAAGGGGGGAAGCGGAGATGAGGCGAGCCTTGCCAGCGGCGCATTTGGCAGCGCTGCGGGTTTCGTCCGCCTTGACGACATCTGTGAAGCATATCTGGTCAAGACGAACTGTGTCCGAGATGAGATTAACTCGGAGTTCTTCAACGGCGCGGCGGAGTGCGTCGGAAGCAGGATTGTTGAGGTCGAAAGTGTCGTCTCGACCGAAGATGCCGTACTTACCGTCCTTAAACTTGGAAGACCAGGGGAAGCCTGGACTCGTAGAACGGTTAATACTTGGGATACCTATAGCAGGCATCCCCATGATGGCTTCTTCGAAAGAGAGAATGAAAGGGAACTCATGAGATGCGGGCCCGAGGATGACTTGTCGGACCACAGCTTTGGCTTGGGAGATTGCGAGGGCCTTCTTTGGGTCTGAGAGGAGGTAAGCGCTCTTGTCTTCACGGTCATAGTTGGAAACAGCGACCTGAAGAGGGTCAATGCGCTCGCCATTCTTGTAGAAAGGTCGAACGGGAGCTGGGAACTTCTCGGGTTCACCAATGGGCGATCCTGGAAAGTTAAGGGGCGAAGGGCGCATCGGGGAGTCAAGGGGACGAGAGGGAGTTGTGATTTTGGCGTCGGGAAAGAGTTCAGGATCAGCGCCGGGATACTCTGGCTTTGTAGTTTCGGTGCGGAGGAGGATGCGAAATTGATCACGAATCTTGGAAAACTTCGTGGGATCAACATAAGTCGCGAGTCCAAGACTAGCGGCACCAGCACTATGAATGCCAAAGATAATGCGTGGTCCAAGCCATCCTTCATGGGAGAGAAAGACGGGTGAACCACACATACCCGGGGCAGTCCCGACGTCATAGGCCATCTTGCGGTAGAGCACGCGAGGGAGGACGTCTTGGTTAATGGGAGTGCCTTTCTGGGACACGCGATAGGTTGCTTTGGAATCTTCTTTGATAACACCGTTGATGCCATCGTAGAAGACAATCTTTCGCGAGTGGGCTGAGAGTTGTGTGAGATCGGTGGGCTTCATGAACTTGGATGAGATGTCACGAACACGGGCGTGTGGGGGAAGGATGGGTCGAAAACACCAAACGTCGTCTTGGTCGGTGAGTTTGTAACCTTTGGCGATGTTGGCGTAGAAGTGATGAGGAAGTTTAAGACCAGAAGGCGTAACAAGGTAAATGATGATGTCTCCGATGGTTGGGTCGCGCTGGAGGCGCGCGTCGAAGATAACCTTGTAGGTTGCAAAAACATGATGATTGATGAGAGCGAGGTCATTGTCGACGACCAGGACACAGGCGTCCATGATCTTGGTATCGACGGTGATGCGGAACACGTTCGCGGCTGTGGAAGAAACGACGGCTTGCGTATTGAGACAAACGCTACCGTTGTTCACGTAGCCGGACTTTGGGACTGCGGCTGCGCGCGC